AGTAATGTAGAACGATCCCTCAAGGATGAGAGTCACGACGCCGCAGGATTCGTATTCGATGTCGTAGACGCCGGCGAGCGGAGCCGTGAACGCGGCCGTAGCCGACGCCGAGATCAGCGGCACGATGTGCGAATGCCCGCCCGTATGCGTGACGGTGATTCCCGAAGCGGTCGTAAGGCTAAACACGGTCGAGGTCGCGGCGTGCGAGGTTCGGCCCTGCATCCGCACGGAGTACGCGGTAAGGTCGATGTTGTTCACCTGCAAGTCGAAGGTGAAAGTCGCGCCCTGTTCGATGGTAATGTCGTATCTAGCCGCCATTAGGTGCACACTCCGTCGATGGCCTGGGTGTTGACGATCAGCCAGACGAAATCGCCGTCGGTGAGCCGATGCGGCACGCACCAGACGAAAGAACCGTCGGGGATCGGGACCGCGCTGAATCCGGCCGGCAGATTCGCCTTCGTCACGCCGTAGCTGTACGGGTTGACGGCGTTCGAGAGCTCGGAGACCGAGAGCGCCTTCATCGTCGTCGTGTCCTGCGCGTCGGTCGGAAGCCACTGCCCGCTGGATGGCTGGACGATCTGTTTCTTGACTTCGTAGAGGAAACGGGCGTCCTGGCCGATGATGCTCGATTTGAACAGCACCTTGCAGAGCTGCCCGTTGGATATCTCCGGCACGCGGAACTCCGCGCGACTGATGGCGTCTGCGTACTGCGCGGAACGTGATCTTCGGAACCAGCTCATAGCGGCGGCCACCAGCCCTTCTGTGCAAGTTCCTTGTACGCGTTGTCGCTGAAAACGGTGTTGAACGCTCCGGTCGTCCTGCTGATCCGCTTCCATTTCACGGTTTTCGCGCCCTTGCCCGGCGGGGTGCTCGTCGTCGGGATCACGCGGCCGTCGATGTCGCAGTCGGCCACCTGCGACATATGGAAGAACTTGTCGTACAGGAAATCCACGATCACTTCGTAGTACTCGGTTCCGATGTCGAGCTTCGTCGCCGTGATTCCCTCGCACAGGACAGTGCCGGCGACGAACCCGTAGAAAGTGTCGTCGTTGAGCCGGCCTAGGAGGTCGACGTTCGGCTGCACTGCGTTGAGCATTCCCGTAACGCTCGCATCGAGCGTCAGCCTCACGCGAAACGAAAGTTGCGGGACCTCTTGAATCACCGGCTCGCCGTTGGTGTTGATGTTTGTGCCGCCGATCTCGGCGGATTCATCCACATTCGACGGGCTGACGGTCCAGCTGCGACGCCACGCCTGCATGGGACGCACTCGCGCGGTGTATTCCGTCGATGCCGGCAGCCAGGCTTTCGGCGTGAGTACGCCTGGTCCGTCGTCGGAATAAAGCCCGGTGTATCGCACCGTGATCTTGATGTGCGCGGAATCAACCTTTTCTGCCGTCACGGAACGGCATCGCAGGTGATCGAGGTAGGTGCCCGTCGAGCTCCCGTAGATCGCGTCCGGTCCCGGGACGGCGCCTTCCGAAAGCATGGTCGAATACTCGGCGGCGAAGTTTAGATCAGCGCCGTTCCTGCGGCGCATGATCGCCGTCTCGACCACTTCGTGCGGCGTCCCGAGCGTTCCAGACTGATAGACCTTGTTGACGATCCACCATTCGTATGATGTCGTATTTCCACTTGTCGGCATCAGAACACCGCCTTTCCGATCCGGTTCACGGCTCCCAGCAGGTCGCGTGCGACACTAAATGGACCCATGCCCGTGATACCTGCTTGCTGCTGGATGCGCTGCCGTTCCATCCGGTCGAAAATCAGCCGCGCCTGAGCGCGGCGCGCCTCATCCTCGGTCGCAGCGAGCTGCATCTGCATTTCGGCGATCACTTCGTTGACGCTCGTCCCCTGTCCGCCGAGCGCGCCGAAAAGGCCGCCTAGACCCGCTCCCATCGCGTTCCAAACGCGCGCGCCTGTCGACAGGCCGCCGATGTTCTCGCCAGCGGCGGCCGCGCCGAAAGCCTGCCCGAATGTCGTGCGCGGGCGCAGCTGCGATTCGATCGCCGCGAGCCGTTCGAGCATGACGGCCGAGCCCGTGAACGTCTGCTTGCCGGTCTTTCGGAACTCCTCGAGCGCCGCGCCGGCTCCGCGCGTGCTCGACTCGAGCGAGTCCAAGGCGCGCGACGCGCCGGCGAAAGGCAGCGTCGCCGCGCCGATCCCGATGGCCGCGCCGCCGAGCCCGGACGCTCCGAGCCCTCCGATCAGCCCTCCGAGCGGCCCGGCTCCGGCCACGCCGAGCGCCGGCTGCATCGCTGCGCGTATCTTGCTCATGCGCGCCGCCGATGCGGATACCTCGCGCTCGACCTTGCGCATCGCCGGCGCGACCTGGTCGGTCTGCACGGTGATCGGGACCTTGAGGTTTGGGATCGCGCTCATGCCGCCATCCCCCTTTGGATATCGCGGATGCCCTCGGCGATCGACTCGCCGATCACGCGCGCGGCGATCGAGCGGCCATGCTGCGACGCCTTCCAGATGTAGTGGCGGGCGTACTGCGACTGATAGACGCCCTTGCGTCCTCGGAGTCCCTTCCGCCAGCCGCGGCCGCCGCCGAACGATCCGCCGGCCGAGAGCGTGCGCTTGCGCGCGCGCGTGCTCTGCTGGATCACCTTGCCGCTCTTGAGCGTGCGGAAGTAGGTCGTCGTGCCGCCCCGCCCCTCGTCAATCGCACGGTTGCGGATGATTTCCTTGACGCGCTCGCGGTTCCCGCCGACGCCCTTCGGGAACGCGTGCCAGCCAACCTCCATGAAGTGCGACTTCCATCCGACGAACGGCGAGTTGCGGCCGATGCGGCCGCGATCGTTCGGGTTGCGCACCTTGTCGGTCTTGACGCCGACGGCGCACCAGACGGCGCGCTTGTAGGGGCGAATCTTGTACGTCAGCTGGCGCTTGGTTCGGTCCGCGTTGCGCCACGCGTTCGCACGCGCGACCTTCCGCACCGCCTGCCCCCACTTGCGGAGCGCCTTCGCCGCGACCTTCTTCCTGATCTTCGGTTCGAGGGCCTGCAGAGCGCGCGTCGTGGCGCGCAGGCTCTCGTCGGTCACGCGGAACTCAATGTATCCGCGCCCGGTCGAGCGCCCTGGCGCGCTCGGCGAGCTGCGTCCGAATGCTCTCCCAATTCGGGATATCGAGGTCTGCATTGATGATTGCTGCCGGAATGCGGTCGATCGTGGTGCTCATGTACTTCAGGGCGCAGCGGAGCACCGCGCGCTGGCCCTGATCTAGTCCCGGCCTTCGCCGTAGAGTGTCTCCACTTGCTTCCCGATCTCGATGATCGTCGCCCCGTCGGCCGCGAGCGCGTCCTCGAGCGACTCGAACACCGGCTTCCCCGCGTGCTCCAAATGCCGGAACGCGAACCACGCGTAGAGGCGGTCCTGATGCGTTTTGGAGAACTCGACGGCCTCGATGATGTCGAGCGCGCTCGGCCGGCGCAGCGACAGCTGCGCGCCCCGGAACTCATAGGGCATCGGCGCGAGCGTGAACATGGCGCGGATATCGTTCATGCGATGACCGGAGCCCCGTCGAACTGCAGGCTGATCGAAGCCCGGGTTACTCCCTGCGCCTGAGCGGTGATCTCATATGCAGTGACGACGGCGCTGCCGGTGATCGTCTGGTTAGATCCGAGCGTGATCACCCAATTGTTGAAGGTCCTGTTCGCGACGTAGCCGTCGAGCGTGCCGTGCGCGGTGTTCGTCTGGTCGTAGAAGATATCGAGCGACGCCGTCGCTCCGATCGCTCCGGCGATGTACGCCTGCGTGGTCGAGCCGATGGGAGTGACGTCGATCGCCGGCGTATTGAACGACACGGTGACGGTCCCGACCGCCGGAAGCACCGTCGGTGTCGGTCCGATTGCCACGCTTGCGACTGTTCCTGATAGTGCCATTTAGGGCTCCGTGTAGTAGATGTCGATGCTGCAGACGAGTTCGGCCGGCTGACTCTCGTCGCCGTCGGCCGTGTTCGCGGGTTCGATGGTATGGCCTAGCCACTCGACGGCGGTGACGATCACGCCGTCAAAGGTGCCTGGTACACAGACTGTGCGGATATCGTCAAGGATCGCGAGCGCCGCCTCGGTGCGCTCGAATATCGCGCGGATCTCGACCTGTACGCGCGCCAGCGCCGGGCTGCCGATCGAAAGCCTCTCGTCCTGGTCAAGCTCGAAGGTAAGCGCCGGGAGGATCGAATCCTGCAGCCTGTAGCCGTGCGCGACGCGGGAATCCGGGATTCCAACGGTCGAGAGGGTCGAGCCGGCCGTGAGCATCGCACGGACGGCTGATTCGATGGTGGCCATCAGTTCACCTCCGTGCAGTCAATCACGGCGACACGGTCGGCCTCGTCGAGGTTGCGGATGGCGTTCACCTTCAGCGTGCGGCCGCGCACGGTGAGCCGGCAGACCTCGGTCAGCGCGGCGTTCTGGACGGCCTGCCACCGCGCGCGGACCTCGATCGAGCGGACCACGGCGACGCCGTCGGCGTAGCCCTGCTCGCTCGCGCTGTTCTCGCGAAGGTCGCACCGGAATGTGCTCCCGGCCGTCCAGGTCGCGGTGCGCATTCCGAGCGAGTCGAGCGTCGAGCTCGGCGTCTGCACCGTCGCCGTCCACCGGAGCAGGCCGCCGGAGATCATCGGATGCGGCTCCCCGTTCCGACGGCAGAGAGGATGTACTCGACCGAGAGCGGCACGGTCGCGAGTCCGACGGGCTGGAACGCCTCGGGGTTGTTGTACCACGCCCCGACGAGCGCGATGACGGCGTGAACCACTTCGTTCGGCACCACGCTGTAGCCGGCGTTGTAGGTCACGGTGATCGCCGTGCCCTCGTAGATCGCCGGCGCTTCGAGGAACCGGAGCTTGACCATCGGGCCGTCGGTCCGGTCGATCCAGTAGTCGGACGACGGCATCGTCTGCGTCGCGTTCGCGCTGTCCTGGTACTGGACGCTCGTCAGCGAGTTGAACGGGTGATCCGGGAGCAGCGTGTCGCGCCAGGTCGCGAGGTACAGCGTGCGCGCCTTCGGCGACATGACCAGCTCGGTCTTGCGCTCGACCAGGTCGAGTGCAGCCTCGCGCAGACGGATCAGGTCCGCGTCGTCGTCGGCGTAGTCGATCTTCAGCGCCGACTTGATTGTTGAGAGCGGGATGCTCATGGAAACGGCATCTGGGGGTTTCCCCCCAGACGCCGCGATGCGAATGGAATCAGCAGGTGATCGCCGCGAACGCGTTCGCAAGCATGATGCGCGAATCGGTCCGGGTGTAGACGATCAGGTTCACCTGGTGCGTCGCGCTCTCGCTGTACGGGTCGATCAGCGAGGTGATGCCGGTGCGGTCGAAGATCTCGAAGTACTCGAAGTTTCCGATCAGCATGAACACGTTGTTGTTCGTGGTCGCCGTCGGACCGTACTTCGCGACGCGGTACGGCACGCCGTAGATGGTGCCGGGGAACCCGCCGACCATGCTGTCGGCGTTGCTGTTCGCGACGGTCCAGATGTACTCGGTCGGACCGCTGGTGGTCGTGCTGTTCTTGAGCTTGCGCACGGTCTTGAGCACGCTGTCGTGCATGACCCAGGCGAAACGCGGTCCGGTGCGGTACTCCGGCGGAACGAGGTGGTAGGTGTCGATGATGTTGTCGGCCGTGATCGTGGTCTGCGCCGCGCCGGCGAGATCAGTGACCTGACTCAGCGCCGCGAGCTTGGTGTTCATCGAGGAACCCATGCAGCCCTCGGGCTGCGACGAGCCGCTGCCGATGGTGAACGCCTCTTCCTGCTTGAGCGCGATGCTCATGCCGCACTTGTCGGCGCAGTAGGCGAGGCCGGTGCCGATGCCGCCGGAACCGATGGCGTCCTCGATGAACTCCTGAGAGATCGTGAGGCGCGTCGCGTACTTGTACGGCACGACGCTGATCGCGGTGCCGAACGTGACCTCGTCCTGCGTCACGGTCGCGGCCTCGGTGATGAGGTTGGTCGCCGGCAGAGCGCCCTCGACGGTGATGGTCCGCTTCGAGTCGATGGTGTTGACGCGAGCGAGCGAGCGGATGACGCCAGCCTGCTGCATCTTCTCCACGATTCGGCGCTCCATGTCGGTCGGGACGCCGGCACCGCTCGTGCTGAGCGCGATGTCGTTGGCGGCGCGAAGCTCGGCCATGTTGCCCTGGACGATGCTGCGGAGCCACGCCTCGCCGTACTCGCGGCTGTCGCGGGTGAACCCATGACCACGGACCGAGCGCGGAGCGCGCGCATCGAGCACGGGCTCGGCCTCGAGCTTCGCGAGCCGCTCGCGCATCGCCTTCATCTCGGCGGCCTCCTGCGCGCGCGCCTCGATCGCGTCAAGGTCGGCGTCCATCGCCGCGAACTTCTGCTTCTCCTCGCCGCTGCCGCGGTGATCGACGGTCTGCGGCGCGCGGCCCGTGCGGGCCTCGTAGGCCGCGAGCGACTTGCGGTACTCGTGGGTG